AATGGTTATGGAATCTTTGACGTAATCACACCACCATGGAACTTGTACGAGTTGGCAAACTACTATGACACATCTTTTGCAAACCATGCTGCGATTGATGCAAAGGTAGAAAACATTGTTGGCCTTGGGTACGATTTTGAGGTATCAAAGAGAACAATGATGACACTAGATGCACAGTCAAATGAGAGTGCTCTAGAAAAAGCAAAAAAGCGTATTGAAAGAATGAAGGTAGAGCTTCGTGATTGGCTGGAAGGCCTAAACTCAGATGAATCATTTACTAACATTATGATGAAGGTAATGACAGACTTCGAAGCTACTGGAAATGGGTATCTTGAGATTGGTAGAACTGTAACTGGTGAGATTGGCTACGTTGGCCACATTCCATCTACAACTATGCGTGTCCGTAGAATGCGTGATGGCTATGTACAGATTATTGGACAGAGAGTTGTTTACTTCCGTAACTTTGGTGCAAACAACCCTAATCCAATTACTGCTGATCCACGTCCAAACGAAATTATTCACTTTAAGTCATACTCACCACTAAATACTTTTTACGGTGTTCCAGATATTATTTCTGCGATTGGCTCTCTACATGGAGATCAGCTTGCTTCACAATATAACATCGATTATTTTGGAAACAAGGGTGTTCCAAGATATGTTGTAACTCTAAAGGGTGCAAGGCTATCTGAAGATGCAGAAGACAAGATGTTTAGATTCTTGCAAACAAATCTAAAGGGTAGCCACCACAGAACACTTTACATCCCTCTTCCTGGTGACTCAGATACAAACAAGGTAGAGTTTAAGATGGAGCCAGTTGAGACTGGAACTCAGGAAGCATCTTTCAATGAATACAGAATTCGCAACCGTGACGATATTCTTGTGGCACACCAAGTTCCACTTTCTAAGATTGGTGGAGGAGACTCCGCTGCAATTGCTGCTGCCCTTGCACAAGATCGCACATTCAAGGAGCAGGTGGCTCGTCCTAGACAAGATGCAATTCAAAAGATGATCAACAAAATGATCAAGGAAAAAACAGATATTCTTGAATTCAAGTTCAATGAGCTAACCCTCACCGATGAGATTGCTCAGTCACAAATCCTTGAAAGATATGTCAAGAACATGATTATTGTTCCAGATGAGGCACGTGACATTTTGGGTATGGGCCCAAGACCTGATGGAGATGGAAATAAGCCACTAGAGCTAAAGCCAAAAGAATCTCCTAACAGCACTGGCAACGATGCACGAGATGCCGAAAGAGCAAATAACGCATCTGATAGTACAGCCACAGTTGCTGGAAGAAATCCAAAAGGTGAAGGAAGAGCCAGCCAATAATAAAATGTGATATAATAGTACAAAATGTTATAAAAACGTAATATTGCAAAAAAGGGCTCTATAATTATACTACAATGACTATTTCTAAGGCACAGTGGACAACAGACGGAAATGATATCCGTCTCTCAATGCCACTCTCAAAAGTTGATCAGGAAAAGCGTATCGTTTCTGGCTTTGCCACACTTGATAACCTAGACAAGCAGGCAGACATCGTAACCCCAGAAGCAAGCCTTAACGCATTCAAGAGATTCCGTGGAAATATTCGTGAAATGCATCAGCCAATTTCAGTTGGCAAGATGGTTTCATTTAAAGAAGAAAAGTTTTTTGATCCAGAGACAAAGAAAATGTATAACGGCATTTATGTTTCTGCATATGTTTCAAAGGGTGCTCAGGACACTTGGGAGAAAGTCCTTGATGGCACCCTTTCTGGTTTTTCTATCGGCGGTAGAATGAACAAGTGGGACGACGCTTATGACGAGAAGATGGATTCTGCAGTTCGTATCATCAAAGACTATGACCTAACAGAGCTCTCACTTGTTGACAACCCAGCTAACCAATTTGCCAATATTCTTTCTGTACAGAAGGCAGATGGTGTTAACGAGATTTCTGGAATTGCTGCAGACACAACTATTGAAAATGTATTCTATGACAAGGAGTCTGGAATTGCAATGCTTTCTGAAGAAGAGACGATGTCTAGTCCAATCTCAGGTGAGCCAATGCAGAATATAGGTTTCGTTGAAAAGAATGACAGCGAAAAATCAGAAATGATAAAATTCTTAGTTGATAGTGCTAAAGGCATTAATCTTGCTAAGATGACAAAGGAGGTAAGTCCTATGACAGAAGAAACAACAGTTGAGGCAGCAGTAGAAAATACTGAAGCAGCAGATGTAGTTGTTGAAAATGCAGAGGTCGCTCCAGAGGCAGAAGTTGTAGCAGATGCTCCAGCAGCAGACGTTGAAAAGTCTGATGTTGTTGAGAAGAGCGACGACAAAGATGAAGATGACAAGCCAGGTACCGAAGTTATGGAAGAGTCAGACGATGCGTCTGGCGAAGAAGATGACAAGGAAGAGGCTAAGAAGTCAGATGATGTAGCAGACATTTCAAAGGCAGTTGCCGAAATGAAGGACTCTGTAACATCAGCCTTTAGCGATCTTGTATCAACAATCAAGTCAATGCAAGAAGAAATTTCTGTATTGACCAAATCACTAGATTCAGTAAAGAGTGAGGTAACTGAATCAAAGAGTGTATTTAACGAGTTTGGAAAGAGAGTAGATGCCGTAGAGGCAGACACAGCTTTCCGCAAGTCTGGCGATATCGGCGATATCGTGCAGGAACAGCCTGAGACACAGGTTGAAAAATCAATATGGGGCGGACGTTTCCTCAAAACTGCCGATCTATTCAGATAAATCACTTAGGAGGTGACAATATGTCGGAAGAAATTAAGAAAAACAATCCAGATGCAGCAGGTGCTGACTCAGGCCTATACAACGGTGAGGGTGCATTTGCATCTGGTTCAACAGCTGGTGCTAACGTTCCAGGTAACTACACTGATGGTGGTGCACTGGGAAACATCCCAACAGCAAACTTCGGAGTAACTACAGGAGCTAACGCAGTAAATCCTTCAGGTGAGGCTGGCAGTGGTATTCTACGCCCTGAGCAGGCACGTCGTTTTATCGACTATGTTTGGGACGCAACTGTTCTTGCTAACGATGGTCGTCGTGTAACAATGAGAGCTAACACCATGGAACTTGAGAAGGTAAACGTTGGTGAGCGTGTAATCCGTGCTGCTGCACAGGCAAACGGTGACTACACAAACACTGGTGCTACATTCTCTAAGGTTGAACTTACTACCAAGAAGATTCGTCTTGACTGGGAAGTTTCAGCTGAGGCTCTAGAAGATGGTATTGAAGGTGGTGCTCTTGAGGATCACCTAGTACGTCTAATGACCAACGCATTCGCCAACGACATTGAGGACCTTGCCATTAACGGTACAGGTTCAGGTAACGATGCATTCTTGTCAATCATGAATGGTTTCGTTAACAAGGTCAAGAATGATGGAGATGCACACGAAGCAGTAGTTACTGTTGCTGACAATGCATGGACTCCAGAAGTTATGCAGAAGATTATCCTTGCTATGCCACGTAAGTACCGTGCACTTAAGAACAACCTTAAGTTCTACGCTGGTACTGACGCATTCCAGGGTATCGTCAAGCACAATGGTACTCTTGCTGATGCAATTGCTGAAGCATTTGCTGGTACTCCAGCAGGTACCCCTGCAAACCGTCAGGCTTACCTAGACGGTGCTGGTCAGACATTCGGTGGTGCTCGCACTACTCGTGTCCTTGGCGTAGATGTTCAGGAAGTTCCATACTACCCAGAAGGCTACGTTGACCTAACATTCCCAGCTAACCGTGTTTGGGGTATGCAGAGAGACATCACTGTAAACCGTGAATACAAGCCAAAGAAGGACACCATTGAATACACAGTATTCGTTCGCTTTGGTATTCAGTGGGAAGAGCAGGACGCTATTGCGTTCGCTGACGCTGCTGCAGATGCATAATCTGTAAACAGTACCTTTTAGGGGGCAGGGGCATCCAAGCTCCTGCCCCTTATCTCATATAATAATGTTATAATATACATAGACATGTAAGGAGGAATTATGTCCGAAGAAATTAAGAATGAAGATGTAGTCCCAGCAACTCTAACAGAGAATGAGCCAGTTATTGCACCAGATGTTGCAGATAAGGCAGCTGAAATCGTTGCTGAGATCGTTGCTGAAGCAAAGATTGAAGAAGCACCAAAGCCAGCGGAAGATGTTATCACAACTAACGCAGCTCCTGCAGCTACAGACAAGCCAGCTCTTGGCCCAGTAGCAGATGGTGTAATTGGTACATCGACAGCTAAGGCAGTCAAGAAGGCTGCACCAAAGCCAAAGGTAGAAGAGAAGAGAGACGACGTTGTCGCAGTCTACTCCTCAAGAAACATTCACTGGGAAGGCGTTGGAAAGCTTGCAAAGGGCTTTAATGTTGTGTCTAAGGATGCAGCAGAAAAGTGGCTAACTAAGTCAGGCATTCGCCTAGCTGATCCAAAAGAAGTAGCCAAGGGATACGGTCTTTAATAATGGAAATATTGAGAGTTCCGTCAAGTGTTATTGCCTATAAGGCAACTGGGCTTACCCCAGGGGCAGAGTATTCGTATACTGTTCTAACCTTGGCGGATCACTCAGTACTTTCTGAAACAGGCACAGCAGATAGCAGTGGTTCGCTATCCATAGTATTGCCATCAAATATTGACGGGGACTATGAAATTACAATTGATGGAGAAACATATGATGTATCTGTAGTGAGACCATATGTAGATCCTAACACTAAGGGAGACACAGCTTCTGAGATACAGGCATATGCAGAGAATGAAGAGATTGCTAGAGCAATCATTGACTCAATTATTGCACCTGGATTTTACTACAAGAAGTATGTACTAGACACGGTCGGAAATGGTTCTGACTACATTCCACTATGGGTGGATGCAAAAAAAGTTTTGAAGGTTTACGAAAATAACGTATGCATATATGATGCAAACGATGCAGATAACTATCCACGTTCTTTTAAGATAACAGAGGATAAGACTGCCATAGTTGAAAACTATACAGATATGGTAAATAGATCAGAAGGTGCCAATGTCATATTGCCACTAGCTGCATCAGACAATGGTTCGGTAATTTACTTTACTGGTGGCTTTGTTAAGAATGCAGATTATAAGTTTGTGCTAGAAGTTGGCCACAAGAATGTCCCATCTGACATTGTGAGAGCAGCTTCATTATTGATTGACGATCTTGCATGCGGAAAGCTAGAATATTATAAGAGATTCGTTACTGCATATAATACAGATCAATTCAGAATTCAATTTGACAAGTCAAGTTTTGAGGGAACTGGAAACATCATTGTAGACAAAATACTTTCAAAGTATAACAAGTCTATTCTTAAACTTGGAGTGTTATAAATGGTAGTCTGCGAAAAGACAGATTTTGTATTTCCGATGACAGCAGAGGTGTTCTATCCTACTGTTGAGCAAGGTGCCTATGGCAATGTGAAAAAGACTTGGATGCACAATAAAACTGTGGCTTGCTATTTTGCCTCAGCTGCTGGAGCTTCAAAAGAAGAAGTTATTCCAAATGTTAATATCACAAAAGATCTAGTTCTTGTTGGTCGTGTAAAATCAGACATTCGCATTAATTCTCAAGAAGATGGTCAGGCCATTACCAATATTGTGGTTAGTAACATTAAGGATACGCTTGGCAACAGGATCTACGTAGAAACATCTGGCGTACGTGATGGAAAGTCAACAATATTTGAGATAGCTTCACAAGAACCTATCGTTGGCCCATTTGGAACTATTGAGTATTATAAGGTTGTCCTCCGCAGATCAGAAAATCAGGGGGCAGACGTATAATGGTTTTAGCAGTAGCCTGGAATGACAGAGAATTCATTAAAGAGATGAATAATCTTGTCTCTTACTCAAAAGGATTTCTTGATGGAGTTCAAAAAGGAAAAAACGCATTTTTGTCTAATCTTGGAAAGATAACGATAGATTCATTAAAGGAATTTGTTGACTCAATGGCCAGAGTAGATAGAGATATGCTTCACCATGTATACGAGTGGAACCAAGTTGGCAATCCTTCAGCTAGATTATTTAATTTAACATATTCTGTTAACGGTGGTGGTCTAACTATCAACTCTACCCTAAGTCAGTCCAAGGTGGCTGCAAACGGCTCAAAAGAGCCATTCTACAACAAGGCAAGGATCATGGAGCTGGGCGTTCCAGTCACCATAAAGCCAAGGAAAAATGTACTTGTGTTTGAGTCAAACGGAGAGACTATATTTACAAAGAAGCCAGTTGTGATAAATAATCCTGGTGGACAAGAAGTCCAGGGTGGTTTTGAGCAAACAATGGATACATTTTTCAATAGCTACTTTTCCCAGTCGTTCCTTGAGAGCAGTGGCATATCTAAATATTTAAAAACACCAACCCTTTATCACAAGTATTTGTCTCGTGGTGTTCGTGGTGGAGGAAGAGCATCTGGTGTATCAGCAGGGTATAGATGGATTTCAGAAGCAGGAGCTAACAACTAATGGCGATATACTATCCACCAGCGTTTATTAATGCATATTTGGCAGAGAAGGTTCCTGCAGAGCTTGGCTCTGGAAGATTTAGCAATGGACTTATGAAGTTCTTCCCAGCAAGTCCTACAGACATTGAGGCCCTAACTGAGACATTTCCAGATGCATCAGCTAACGTTTTTGCAGTTTATGACAGAATGCTCAAGATGAGACGTACTCCATTTCCACACATTAAATCAGAGCAGCTTTTGTATTATTTCTATAAAATGGCTGGAGATCCAGTAGACCTTATCGAAACCACTCAGGTCGTTCAAGACCTACTAGATAGAGAAGATGAGTCTGCTCAAGAGCTAAATGCTTGGATAAAGGCAAAGCAAGCATCAAACAGTCCAGTAACGGATGATGCAGGCAACCCATTACCAATGCCATTTTTCCATAAAATCAGAATTTATCAGCTAGAAGAAACAAGGGACCTGATTGATTTTGGCACTGCCAGAACATACGCAGGTAACAAAATAATTATTGATTACGACTGGCATAAATCGTAATTTATAATAAAGGGCGGTATACTTATAACGAGGAAACAAACGCCCACTTATCCATAAAATAAGAGGTGAAAAAATATGGCATATACACGTGGTACAAGTGCAAACATCATCGTTGGTGCTGCTGCCCTCTTCACATATGAAGTTGGTACACTAACAGATGCTGATTTGCCAGCATACACTGCAGGTCAGTCATTCAAAGAAGATCTTTCTTCTGACGCTGACTTCCGTAATATTGGTTACACCAGTAACGGTCTAGAGTTGCAGTTCCAACCTGACTTCGGTGAAGTACAGGTAGACCAGGTTCTTGACGTTGCTAAGCTTTACAAGCAAGGCATGCAGGTTAACCTAAATACCACTTTTGCTGAGGCTACCCTGGAGAACTTGCTATTTGCTCTCGCAAGCAAAGACACAAACCTTACTACAGGTACTGGCCTACAGACCCTCAACCTATCAGCAGGTGAACTTGGCGAATGTCCAGTTGAGCGTGGATTGGTTGCAGTAGGTCCTGGTACAGGAGACTGTGCAGCAGATGAGGAAAGAATCTATGTAGCATACCGTGCTCTCTCAATTGAGAACGTTACTGTAGCTGCAAAGCGTGACGAAGCTACCCAATTTGAGGTATCATTCCGTCTGCTACCAAACGATACAGCATCTTACGGCAAGATCGTTGATCGTACATTCTAATAATTTAATATAGAGAAGACTGCCCTGGGAAATATCCTGGGGCAGTTTTATTTTTGCTATAATATAATAATGGCAACTAGCGTACATAAAACAGCAATCGTAGAAACTATGGATGGAACATCTATCTTAGTTGCCCCACTAAAAATAAAGTATCTTAGAGAGTTTATGGATTCTTTTAACTTTATGAAAGATGCCCCAAATGATTCTATTGCCCTGACGTTCATGTCAGATTGTGTCAGGGTAGCTATGCAACAGCTCTACCCATCTA